AGGTGATAGACTCACTCCCTGAGCATGCAGATATAGAAAGCATAGGTCTTGACTTTGGATACAACCACCCACAGTCACTTGTTCATGTGAAGATAGATGGTGAGAATGTGTACATAGATGAAGTCTATTATCAATCAGGACACGATAACGGGTATATGATCGAATGGATAAGAGAGAATAGGCATGATCTATTCAGTGTGCAGTGCTGGGCAGACGCAGCACGCCCAGACCTTATAGAAGAGTGCCAAAAAGCAGGCATGAGAATAGACAAGGCTAAAAAGGATGTATTTGCAGGGATAAACACACTCAAAGGGCTAAAGCTTCACTTCACAAGACGAAGCGTAAATCTAATTAAGGAGGTGCAGACGTACAGCTGGAGAGTCGACAAGGATGGAAACTCGCTTGATGAGCCGGTTAAGCATAATGATGACGGAATGGATGCAATAAGGTACGCAATTTTCACAGAGCTTTCAAAACCAAAAAGCGGAACAGTATCATTCAAGATAAAGGGGTTGTAGTGGTAGACGTTGGACAAGATTATATTTACGCGGTACTTGATGAAGAGACAGCAGACAAAGTGTGTAGATACCTTGCAGGAATGAGAGTGTCGTTCAATAGACACTCAATATCACAAAAAGACATCTATTCGGATTACCAATCAATGATAAAACAAGGATCATCAAACAGTTGCGCCATCAAGTCATTGGCATCACAATATGAAAAATCAGAAACACAAATATACAGGATAATCAAGAAATGGAAAAACAAATAAGGAAAGAAGCCAAAAAACTATATGAAGAAGTGCTAAGAGAATACTACTCACGTGAAGAGTGGGAGATGCGACCGTTATCTATCATGATCGATGATAAATTAAAAAACTATAATGATGTCATTAAGACAATTCTTGAGACAGAGATATACGGAATTTTGTCAGAGCAGTTTGGTAAAGATATCCCGTCAGTTGTTCCAACGCCTAAAACATTTTCTCAAATGCTATACAGGAATGCCAAAGAAGTGTCAGCAATAGTCTTTTCGATATTAAAAGATGTATCATCCGGAAAGCGTACATTGACAGAGATCGCACGCATGATCTATGACGGGTACGGGTACAGAAGCAAAGAGGTTATGATTGTTCACAGAGAGTTGCCAAAGTACATACAAGACTATCTAAGAGGTAGCATCACAAAGAAACAGTTTGAGCGTGAAATATCGAGACTAAGAACTAAACCGCTACGTACTGCTAACAAAGCTATCGTTAAAGCCATAGACGAAATGAACGAGAAAGCTATCAAGTCTGCCCTCAAGACTCATCTTGAAGAGAAGAGCAGGTATTACGCCAACAGAATAGCACAGACAGAGCAGCAGAGAGCCATCACGCTATCAAGAGCGAAAGAGTATCTTGATGATGAAGAGATAGAGTTTGTGAAGTTCCGCATGAGTTCACGGCATCCGATGGTTGATATTTGTGATTATTACGCTAACTTGGATGTGGGGTATGGTAGAGGGATAATCCAAAAAAAAGACATGGTTACACTGCCTCTGCACCCACATTGTATGTGCCGGTATGATCCATACTACAAGAGAGTAGATAAAAGAAAGCCAAAGTCATACATGGATGGTCTATCAGAAGAGAAGCAGAAAGAGATACTCGGTGGATGGGATAATTTTAAGAAATTTAAGTCTGGAGAGCCGCCGGAAAAGATTTTCAATGACTCCCGCGAAAAATACAAGATAAAAAAGGTTGCTACTCTTCTGTAGCGTCAACCTCTTTCACCGCATCCTCTATTTCTGCGTTTATAGCTGCTTTTACGTCTTCAGAGATCGATCCTAAATCATTTGACACAATACGAGATAATTTCTCTTTCTCATAGTTTGGCAATTTGTATCCGAGAGCTTTTAGATTGTCAAGGGTTGCGATCCCTTCCTGAATATCTACAATATTGAACTCTGATGGGTATGATACTTCACAGTCATAATCAATTCCTAAATATCTTGATGCAACATACAATGCTCTTATCTCAATGTCATTCAGCCTCATTGCAAAGTTTCCGAGAGATCCATTTAAACCTTGAAACTTAATCTCAAGACTGATACCACTCTCTGCGCTGTTTGATGTGGTTGTATCGTATGCGATCTCATTGATGCGTTCCTCGATAGACTTGATACGGTCTCTGTATGTGTCAGCCGGCGCAGATGGTGGAGCGATGAACTCAGGTCTATCCATTTGTGCGCCGTATGCCATAGCGTTATCTGTACCGATATTGATCTCAACATCTTTTGGGGATGTAGCCTGTATGGTAAGTAGAGAGAATGTTTGCGCTCTCAGTATTTCGTCAAGCTCACTGTTCATATTGTAGTGCCGCTTTGCAAGTTGCCCTATCTGTGTGAACTCTCCAACACACGGGAAAGAACCACTCTCTGAAAACTGCAACACCGGGCACATACCGATATTGTATTCGCCTTGATCGATAACCTTGTCGCCATCGTATACCTTCCACCCATTATCGTCATAGTACCGGATAACATCTTTCGTGACACTCTCTTCCGGTGTAGATTCATCTATCGTATCAGTGAAGCGCACCCACTCGAACTTTCCGAACCTGTCAATTTTGTATGAGTCTATTCTTTCAGGCTCAATAGGAACGAAATACGGCACGGCTCTTTGCGCCATTTGGTCAGCGTGGTTAGATGGTATCTCTTTTGGCATATCAACGAGAAGCAGCATCGATCCTCTAACTTTTGCTTCGTGCGCAAAAGACGACATAAACACGTCCATATTGTTACCCATCTTATCCGCATCGTCGAAAATGAGACGCATGAGACTGTTGCTTGTGACGCGCATTGGCTTCTGTCTGTAGATGTACCCTACATATCGAGATACTTTCTGCTTGAAGATGCTGTCAAAGAATGCTACTTTTTTACGCTCTTCTATTTTATCATCGCTCTCTCTTGGATATTTATCAAGATATGAACCGTCAGAAAAACCTCCTGTGCCATTGTACGCATTTACAGCCAGTTCCCATTTGTTTTTATAATCTCTCATTTGCTACCTCTCTTGCAATTTTATTTAGTATTTTTGTCGTGCTGTCCAATGCATCGTACATGAAAGGATCACCGCGATACCCAGGATGCTTCACAGACTTTGCAAAACTGAATACATCACCGTGACCACTCCACCGTAACTCTTTCTTATTTTTAGGTCTAATATCGTGCGGTCTTGACCCGAAGTGAACGAATACTCCGTAATTAATAGACTTGCCTTTCCATCTCTTTACCATCCCAGCATTATCGATATAGACTTCGCCTGTTAATTTCTTGACGCGTATTGATATATTATTCTCAAGCCTGCCAGTATCAGTATGCCTTGAAGCGTTCTTGATGGCTTTGTCGTGCATATCGTGCGTAGCCCTCGCGATGAACTCTTTAGGATACTCGTCTCCTATTTTACGAAGGTATGCGATAGTCTCTTCTACGCCGGTTGTTTTTACTAGCATTCTTCCACCATGAACTCAATAACGGCAGTCTTGAGGTTTTGCACAGTGTCCTCGTCGGTTACTGTCTGTTGCCACTCTGCATAGTTTTCGTGTGCAATATCTATAATGCTGTCTGCCATATCGAAGTATTGACGATGCAGCTCCTCATAGTCTCTATTCTTAGAGTCAAACCCAAAAACAACCTGAACACGCATTTTGCTACTGTTCCCATCAGGCGAAACACTCACTGGGACAACACGCACAAATGGCGCATCCTTTGAGCCTATCCCCCTTTCTATCCCTATTTTGCACGACTTTACACCGTCTATAACAGACAGTGCGTCACGAAGTGTCACGAGGTAGTCATATGCAGCACTCATGATCTACCAACCTTTACAGACCACACGGTATCACCTGAGTGTATCCCGTCTGAACTGTTAGCTGCGATCATCGCTTCATTGAGTGCCTGCTTGTACTCCTTCTCATATACCTTGTATTTGTCAGCCATCCCGTCCGATTCATACTGCGACCTGCAAGCAAGCATATACGTTCTGTTCACGGAGAGCCTGTCTATAAAGTCTTGGTCTGTAATTCCGAGCTTTGATACCTCACTTATAGCCTGTGCTTCGTACCTCTCTAGCTCTACTGTATCGATTGAATTCACTACAAAAACATCATCATAAGTGTAAGTCATTCTCAGCCTTTCGTTTTTCCTACTTTATTTTTTTGCTTTTGCATTTTCTCCCACATTGCGCAAAAGAAGCATGCAAAGATTGTTTCAAACAAACGTAGGAGACGGAATGTTTAAAAAACTTGAAGAACTGCTTGAGGCAGGGTCAATCAGCAAAGAGGTGGCAGAAGCCTTAGACGGTGAAATTTCTACAGCGTTGAAAGATGTTAGAGACGAAGCAGCCAAATATCGGACGAAGCTAAAAGAGACAGAGGACGCTTACAAGCAGAAGCTTGAAGAGCAAAAGACTGACCTTGAAGCGAAGATCGAAGAGGCGAAAAAGTCAGGTGAGAGCGAAGTGCGCGAACAACTCGAAGAGAAGCTTAGAGGTCTTGAGACAGAAAAGGAAGAACTTGCAGAGAAGACACGCAAGGCGATCATTGATGCTTCGGTTAACAAGGCATTAGCAGAGACTAAAGTTGTCGATGCAGACCTTGCAAGACTCTACATCAAAGAGCATATCACTATCGATGGGGATGACGTGTTTGTCGAGATTGGTGGCGAAAAGCTCACGTTTGACAACGGTGTAAAAAAACTGTTTGAAGCAAAGCCATCACTTGTTTCTTCAAGTGGCGACGGTGGAAGCGGGGCAGGTGGAAGCGGCGGCGGCTCTAGTGACAAAAAGATCACTAAATCAGAGTTCCTGCAAATGTCACCTGCTGAACAAGCAGCTCTTAGAGCTGAAAACCCAAACATTATGGGCGAACTCAAATAAAGGAAAATAGATGGCATTAACACTATCTGATGAACTACTCAACCAAACGGTAAACCTCTATCTTGAAGAGGCGACGGAAAAGCTTAGAGCTGGTGCAAAAGCATTCTCAATTGGGAGTGACTACCACACTGGACTCAAGAAAACAGAGGGATCACTAACTGGCATTGCAGACATGATCGAAGATCGTGACATTGCATCAAGCGCGGCACAAACACCTACTGATATTTCAAGCGGTGACCAGACGGCAGTTTCCTATACATGGAAAACAAAACTTCTTCAAGCGAAAGCATCTGAAGTGAAAAGATTTGCAGGTACACAGAACGCACAGGACGCGCTCACTATGTTCTTCGCAAGAGAGTACGCACAGGCGATCATCAAGCAGATGTACGAGATAGGTCTTGGTGCTGCTGTAGGTGCAATCAGTGCACAGTCTCAACTTGTGAACGGTGACGGAACAGCAGCACTCAACTACTCAGGTCTAAACGGTCAGTTGGCGAAGTTCGGCGACGGGTCGCAGTCTCTCACAACTCTTGCAATGAGAGGTATGCAGTACCACGCTCTTGTCGGAGATGCTTCTACTTCTAAAGCAGTAGACATGGTTATGGGCGCGACAATCGTCGGTGGTGACGCTCCAACATTCGGACGTGACGCGATGGTGTTTGACGCTTCGACAATGATCGATACCGTTAACAGCAAAGCCTATGTACTTGCACTTGTTGCTGACGCAATCGAACTTAACGAGAGTGAAAGCCGTGAGGTGTTCTTCGACAAGGTCGGAACGAACGAAAACATCATGTATCAGTTCAAGTTCGAGGGTGGCTTTGACGTGAAGCTGAAAGGGTACTCATACAGCACAACTGCCGGCAACACAAAGGCAGAGATCTTGACAGCGGCAAACTGGACAAAAATCGCAAGTGACAAGCTGACAGCCGGGACACTTGGAATCTATACAGCGTAATAAGGAGTGACAAGTGAAAGTTATCTACTCAAACGAGAAGATCGATGGCGTTGATGGTAGATATATCAACCCGTCACTCTATAGCGGGATTGTACGTGGTGTGACATTGGTCATGACTGATCACAACCATATCAAGGAGGCTTATGAAGCAGCTGGAGTAGAGGTTGAGCCTATCACAAAAAAAAGAGCAAAGAGAGGGTCTAAATAATGGCAAACACTGGAAAAACAAGATACACCGGGACGGTCGTAGAGGTTCGAAAAACAGGAACGACAACATGGGAAAAGTTCGTATGTAACAAGAACGCGATCGAGATCGACTTTGGGACAAATGACGAGACTACAGACGTATGTCTTGAGACAGGCATTGAGGACGTAACACTCGGCACAAACAAGTTTGGAGATCAGACATTCGAATATACATGGACTCAGGCTCTAACCAATGCCGCTGACGACATCGTAAGAGCTGCAAAAGCAGCAACAAATGATGCAGACAAGGCTATCGAGGTTCGTATCACAATGGATAACGCTACCGGTGCAGAGGTTACAGGTACAACTTACATTATCCCATTCCTTGTAAAGGGTTACAAGCACAAAGGCGAGGATGGTGGAAAGTGGATCACTGAAACCACATGGAGACAGACAGGTGAGCCTGTAGAGACAGCAGCCGCGTAATGCGGTGGGTTTGGTCTCCTTTCTCCCACCAACTAATAAAAAGGATGACAATTAACCATTAAAAAGGATGACAAAAATGGGAATTTTCGACAAGTTCAAGAACGAAACAAAAAAGATTAAGATCGACGGCGAAGAGGTAACTATCAGAAGATTGACTAATAAAGAAGCTAATGAAGTACAAGAGCTTCTTTTGTCTGACGCATCAAGCAAAGAGCTTGAAAACGGTGAAGTGAAAGTGAGCGTTGGGAAGCTTAGAGAAGTCCAGCTACTTACAGTGTCATACGCTCTTGTTGAGCCAAAAATGAGCAGAGATGACCTTGAGTCTCTACCAGAAGGCTCTTTTGACCTCATATCCAAGATTTACGAAGCTGTACAAAATTGGGATAAGCCAAAAAAGTAACAGGTGATCGTGATCTTCTGTTCACGATAGCTCGAATGCTCGGTAAGAGCGTATACGAGATTGATAACACATTTACAAGGGCAGAGATACTTGAGTGGTCAGAGTATATCGCAGACAATCCACCTGAGTGGGTAGTTGACGAGATACAGAATGCTTACATCGCAAATGGTATATATTCGCAATTTGGCGGAAAATCAGAGATGACAGACTTTATGATAACTGTCCAGATAGACAAGCAAAGCGGTGGCATACATGATATGTCGGTCGATGAAATTAATAGATTAGCAGGTGTAGCATGACAGCGAAAACGGTAACGATCAAACTTGATGCGAATACCAAAAAGCTTATCGACGGTACAAGAAAAGCGCAAAATCAGATTAAAGCGCTCGTCAAAGCTGCTGCCGGTCTATACATCATCAAGCAAGGCTTCGACCTTGCCGCTGCTTCTGCAAAATCATTCATAAACACCGCTGCACAATTCGAGCAATTTGAGACAACACTTAAGACAATAGAAGGATCGTCTCAAGCGGCTAAGCAGTCTATGGACTGGATAAAGAACTTTGCATCATCAACACCGTATGAGCTGGCACAGGTGACGGAAAGCTTCGTAAAGCTGAAAGCGTACGGTATAGAGCTAACAGACGGCACACTTCGCACACTCGGTGATACTGCTGCTGCAATGGGTAAAGATATCAATCAGGCGGTTGAAGCAATGGCAGATGCCGTTACTGGTGAGAATGAACGGCTCAAAGAGTTTGGTATCAAGGCGAAAGTGCAGGGAGACAAGATTGCCTATGCGTGGAGTGATGCAATCGGAAAAGCAAAGCATATTGTCATTAAAAATAGTAGAGAGATCATACAGTCTACACTATCTGCAATTATGAACAGTAAGTATGCCGGCGCAATGGCTGAACAGGCAAAAACATGGAATGGCATGGTCTCAAACATGAAAGACAAGTGGACGATCTTCAAGAGCGACGTTATGGATGCTGGGCTATTCGACTACCTCAAAGCAATCGTCGGTGTGGTCGGAGACTATCTTGGTGCTGCTTTCGGCGACGCAAAGAAAGGTGCGGCATCGTTCAGTGAGTCTGTCATAGCAGGTATTGAGAGCAGCATTAGTGCTGTTGGTGTGCTTAAAGATACATGGTCTCTGTTCGCGGGAGTGTTTGACTTCCTTAAGACGGCATTTTGGCAGATGGTCGGTGTGTTCGGTACGGGTATGAATGCCATTCAGTCGGCTTGGAACACCATGAGTAATGCAATGTCTGTCGCTTGGGCGAACTTGGCGAACGGTGTTAAAGAGATGTTCCAAGGCATTGTAAACTACATAATTGATAAAGTGAACTACATCTCGGATGCAGTGAACAAAGCCGCGACAACCGTAGGTCTTGACCCAGTGTTCGGAAAGCTTGAGCATGTCAGCTTTGAGAAGACAAAAGCAGAGATCACTAAGCTTGGAGAACCTATCTCAAATGTTGAGACGGCATGGAAGAATGCCAAGGATGCACAGGATGATTATAAGAAGCACTTTAATGATCTACTAAACGGAACCGGTCAAAAATCGGCAGAGAAAGCCATTGGTGATATCAAGGAAAAGCTCAAAGAGATCACAAAAGAGACAAAAGGTGCAGCGGACGAACAGAAAAAATACAACGATCTTCTGAAAAAGCTTGGTGCTAAAGATGGGGATATTGGAGATGCACTTAAGAAATCTTCATCCGCCTCCAAAAAAGCAATTAAAGATACTGAAAAAGAAGCTAAAAAAGCAGCGGATGAAGCACAAAAACATGCAGAACGCTTCACACAGGACTTCGCGTCTGCATTTGAGGGTGTTCTTGGCGGTGATGTTTCGAGTGCGTTCAGGTCGTTCTTTAATAATATCTCTACACAGATGGTCAAGCCATGGATAGATGATTTGTCGAAGAGTCTGTCGAGTGGGCTAAACTCTTTGCTTGGCGGTCTCGGTACTGGTGGTACTGCACTTCTCGGTGTCGGTGTCGGTGCGCTTGGTTCTATGCTTGGAGGGTTGTTCTCGTCAACGCTTAGTGAAGCAGAGATAGAAGCGGCACGTGGTAGAAGTGAGTTTGACTCCGAGTTCTTCTCTACGCAAAAAGAGCTGTACGAGCAGTATAACAAACCTGGTATCACCATCGCGCAAAAGCAGCTTGACAGACTCAAGAGTCTTGATGCGAAGTTCGCTTCTGTGGCTTTGGCATTGCAGAACAGTACAAGCGGCTTCAAGCTTGACGGGAGCGATTTTGTTTCTTCAGAGAGCAACATACTAGGCGGTCTATACACTTCAAGCACAGAGCTGCTTGGCAGTGGTATCAAGTTTGACACGCAAACCGTTGACCAGCTTATGAACGATGCAATCGTAACCGGTTACCAGTCTGTCAAAGAGTCATCATCCGCTTTGTTCGGTCTTATTAGTTCAGAGAGCATCAAAGAGAGCGAACGTGCGCTTTCTGACGGGGTGAAAGACACAATTCAGGAGATCATCGAGACATCGTTCGACGGGGTGGCGGATAATCTCGATGTGCTTGGGTTTGATGTTGACAAATTCAACGAAGCACTCAAGAACCAAGTGGTCGAGATGGGTAAGATCGATCTTAAAGATATGGATGCCGAAGAGCAGGCTAAGGCACTTCAAGGGGCTATTGGAGAAATGGTCGGCGATGCGGTTGACGG